GGTCCTCCCGGGATCGCCACCCTCGTTTTTTCGTCAAATTTTGTCATTTATTTCAGTCCTTTAAGTGAGTCTGTTGGACCCGAGTTGGACAAGTTGGAACTTTCCGTTCCTGTTATGACCCGGCGCAGGTCAGCCGACCGCGCATAGTGGTCCGCCTCGGTCTCGGTTTCGTGGCCCAGGACCGCCATGCGCTGATCTTTCGTCGCACCCATCTCGCGCATCATTGCCGCGCGTAGCTTGCGCAGGCCGTGGGCTGTTTTCCCGTCGTCCAGCCCAGCCTTTCGACACGCGTCTGCAAACCAGCCCGTCGCGGCTTTTGGCGACCGTGGCCTGTTGCCCGTCGTGGCAAGGTAGGTCAGCGCACGCGGTGCACGGTCAATACAGGCTTGCAGCAGATCGGGACGACCCTCGAACCATTCCGGGCTACGCGAGAGTGCAGGACTGCACGCCATCGTTTGCGATTTGCTGCGTCGATACGTGATCCATCCGTCATGGCTGACGTGGCCCTTGCCGATTTTGCAGGCGTCACCGATTGCCGCGCATGTCTGATAGATCAATTCCATCGCCAGCCGCTGCGGTGTGCCAATGGGCCAATGGGCGCGGAACGTGTCGAGGTCATCGCGCGACCATGCCGCGTGACCGTCTGTTTTCGGGACCGCTTTGGGCCGCACGTCGCGGGCCGGGTCCATGTCGAGCAGGCCTGCGTCCAGCCAATACCGTCCCAGCGCCCGCCAGACCTTCAGTCGGCTGTTTGCCGGATTGGGATCGAATTGCGCAATGTCTTTGCGGATGTGCCGGGACCGCAGGCCGGACAGTCGCAGATCGCCGTAGGCGCGGCGTAGCTTGTCCAGCGTGCGGCGGCGCTGGTCCCGCGTGGTCGGTGACAGCGCCCGGAAAATGTCCGACGACTGATAGGCCAGCACGCCCGCGCCTAGCGAGCCTGTCAGGTGCGTTGCGGCCAACGGCATGTCGCCGCCCGCCGCCTCGGCATAGGCACGCAAGAACGCAGGATGATCCATCGGCAGATCGGGCAGGGCGATGCCCTTGCGGCCTTTTGGGCGGTAATAGCAGCGCGGGTGTCCGCTGGGCCATGTTCCTGACCTACTGATGAAACGCAGCTTCACCGCGCCGCCCCGATTGCGTTGTCCCATTCGTCAGCCCCCGTTTCGTCGTGCGACGTTACGGGCGGGGTGTCATCGGTGACAAGTATCTTGATGATCGCGCCTTCAACAACGACCGTTGCGCATCCCTCCTGACGGGCAGCGCGGATGGCACGCTTTATCTGCGCTTCGGTCGCAGTCGGCATCAGTTGCGGGCCTCCTGTGCTAGTTCCTCAAGCGCGGCACGGACCCAGTATTTCGCATGGCGACCCTGCGGCGCGGTATCCGTGCTGTGGAAGTCCAGCGGCTCAGGTGCCATCAGCCATTCGGCTGACACGTCCAGCACCCGGCAAAGCGCCAGAAACTTGCGGCTGTCTGGCATGGCCTTGTCGCTTTCCCACTTCACCACGGCTTGCGCGGTGCAACCGCATTCACGGGCAATATCCGCCAGTGTCATCCGAGCGCGGGCGCGGGCAACTCTCAATCGTTCACCGAACATCACATCCCCCATTTCTGCCACCATCGGCGACTGTTGTATGCTGTCCACATGCGGATAAAGCGGCGGTGTCCGGTCATGCCAATTCCCCGCATGTGTCGCAGTATGCCGTGGCATCGCCCCAATCGAAGCACATCACGCCGCTGCACGGTTTAGGCTTGTATCCGCGCGGCGCGTCCTCATTCGGTTCATCATACCGCAGGCAGGTTTCGCCCGCTTCGGTGCCGACTTCGTGGCGGTCGTCATCGGGGACGGACAGTCGCCATTTATCATATGCGCTGGTCATGCGTCACCTGTCGGCGCGAGAGCGGACAAGATGCGCTCGGCGTAGTCGGCTTGCGCTGCGGCTTTGGCGGCTTCAAGGGTGGCGTGGGCAATTCCAGTTTCAGCATGACCGATGTAAAGAAACCAAGTTCCTTCATCTTTGGCGATTTGATACAGGCCAAATTCATCCGCTAATTCGCAGTCAAGGTGCCAAGGCGCATTTACCCACACCAGCGGCTTGACTCGTTCCCCCCGCAGCCTATCCACCTCTGCACGCAGGGCGTCGGCCTCGGCGCTGGCAGCGGCGATCTGATCGTCATAGGCCTTGGTCAAGGATTCGGGGTAGTGGCCACAGCCGGGCGTATGCTGTGTCTCTCCGCCATGAAATCGTTGGCACCCGGCCTCGCATGGACCTTCATACAATTCATCACTCATATCGTCATCCTCTCGGCAGTGAATAAATATGCAGCGCGTCCCCGGCCACGGTGAACAGCAGGCCAAATGCGTGCCAGACGCCCCACAGGCCCACGGCGATCAACACGGCCCAGATCGCCAGACACAGCCAGCACATGCGCCGCCGTGGTTCGTCTATCCATGTGGCGTGCTGGTCATCGGCGCGACGGGCCAACATGCCACGGTCGAAGTCTTGGCGCGGCAGGTTGTCGGCAAGCCACTGCGGGCCAAGCGTGCCTCGGCCATCGGGGGCGCGGGTCATTGGGTGACCTCCGTGGCGACACGAAGCATTCCCTTGAAAGTATGCAGACGTTTTGCTGCATTCTCACACTCAGCCCACACAAGGGCTAAAAACGCATCGCGCTGCGTTGGATAAAGCGGGCCACGTGTAACCGATGAGGACCATTGCCCATCGCCAATCTTAAACCTCCATTTTTTCCACCCCACATCGGTTTCGTTTTTCTCCCTGATTTCAACGCGACGAACACCGTGGGTTGCGGTCCAGTAAACACCTTCGACCGGCTCGCCATGCAGGTTGTCGTAGTCACCCCATTGGAACGGCACTGGTTCAGGTTTTGCCTCTTGCGGCCATGACAAAGCAGCAGTGATTTGCCATTGTTCCAATTCGGATTTTGCTGCGTCGATTGCCCATTTTGGTTTGGCATCACGCCAGTCGCGAACATCCATCCCTCAATTCCCTTCATTCTCATCATCATGATGTTCATCACAGCCCCGCGTGGCGCTGGCCTCGGCCATTGCTTCGGCGCGTTCCCGGGCTGCGGTTTCTGTTGCTGTCTCCAGGCATTCCGGCACCGGATCGCCGCGTTGGATGCACCAGTTGCGGATGCGGTCGCGGGCCTCTTGCGTGTAATCGGCCCGGTCGCCGTCGTAGTGCGTTTCGATCAATCGCGCGGTCAGGCCGTTTTCAGCGCACCACAACCACTGGTCAGCGGCCTTGTCCGGGTCGGTGTAATCGTCCTCTGCAACCCATTCGCCAGCGTCCAGCAGTTCCAGCACATAGACCGGACCCGGCATTGTGCGGTTGACGTGCGCGGCGTTGGCGGCAAGGGCGGTGAATGCGTGGTGCCGGGTCATGGGGTGGCCGGGGGCTTGGCGCGGGCCGCAAGCATGGCGTCGGCAAGTTCGTAAGCATCTCGCGCCGCGTTCTCGGGGCGCAAATGGATTCCCGGCTCCCCGCCGAACCTTCCGGCAATGTATTGACCGGCGAACCAGTCGCGCAGGGTCATGCCTTTGCCATTACCTATAATTACGCCGCTTTGGCTGAACCGCTCTCCGGGAAACACGTAGCTGTCTTGCTCAAGGTCCATCACTTGCCCTCCATCGCAGCGATAACGTGGGCGTCAGGCACGGCGTCAAGGTCGGTGATGACGCGCGGCGCGGGGGGCAGGGTCACGCGCCGCTTGGCTGGCAGGCCAATCACAACGCGCGGAATGACTGCGCCGTAGCTGGTGATGATGTAGTCGGGGGTGATCGGGGAGTGTTGCATTTCAATGGGTGTCCTTTAGGTGAATTTAATTGAGCTGTTGGTTTCCAGCGCCAGATTGATGGATGAAATGATGCTTTGAAGCGCCATCGCGGCCTTCAAATCACCTTCATCCATGTATTTTTCGACGTGCGGCTCTGTGATTGCGATTATCAGTTTTGCAGTCGCTTTAGGCATCGGTATATTCACGACAATTCCTTTCGTGCGGTTCAGTTTCGGTATTCGGTGAATTGGCGGTCGCGCTGTTCGCGGCGTTCATGGCGGGCAATCAGCGGGCCAAAGACGGCGAAAAACAAGGCTGCGGTGGCGATGGTCGCGGCGGTCATTTGCGGGCCTCGCGGTAGGCGGGTATTTCCGCCCACAGGTCGCCGTCGTGCAGAAAAACAGGGTTCGTAATTCCGCCGTCTGTTCGGTTGTCGTCTTTGAAATATCCGTGGACAGTATCAAACCAAATACGGCAGACGAGGTTCATCATGCGCGGGTAGCGGATCAAGAACATGCGGCCATCACGAGGCGCGGTATCGTGCGGCATCCACACGTCCCGTTTCAACGCATCCGCAGCCTTTGCCAGCCTGTCGCGCTCCATCGTCAGTTCGCCGTATGCCGCAACGGACCGTTCGTGCGCCCGCTGTTCGTCGGCCAGTTGCTTGCGCAGGGCGATGACTTCGGTGGCGAGGGTCAACGGGACAGTCTCTGCGACACGCTTCAAGACGTAATTATTCGCCTGTTTCATGCTGTCTTCTGGCGTCGAGCTGTCGTGTTCCGCAGAAAGACAATCAAGCAATCTATCGTTGCCCTTGAAAAGGTAATAGCCAGAATGTCCGTGCAGCTTGACGGTGAGTGCGCCAAACTTGGTGATTGTGTCCCATTCACCACCCCATCGCGACCATTTAAGTGGCTTGACGTGCTCGCCCAGCAGCTTTTGCAGCGTTTCGGTGTCCGGCGCGGTCATGCCGTCACCCCATCGGCTAGGCGGTCGGCTGGGGCGGGCAACAGGTTTTCGTAAACCACCTTGATATGGGCGCTGACAGGCGCGGTGTATTCATCCGGCACGCCATCTTTGCGGGCCTGGTCAACGGCATCGGCCATTTTCTTGACAAACCGTTGCGTTGCTGCGGTTTCGGGATCCGGCATGGCGGCGATGTGCGCGATGGCACTTTCAATAATTTCCCGAGGTGTATCGCCGGCGAAAATGTCCATGCCATACGAACCGACCTGCGCGCCTTCGCTGCTTCGGTTTTTAAGCATCAATCTTGCCCGCGCCCCTGAAACGAGGGCGAATTCTGCGGACGGGGTAACGCAGCCCTTTGCCGACATAAGGTCGGGCAGTTTGTCGATTTCAACCTGAATTTCTGCGAGGGTCAGCAGGTCGTTGCTGGCGGTCATTGCGTTGGTCATTGGTGTGTCTCCTGTGTGGTGGTGGCCTGATCCGCTGCGTCAAGAACCCAGAAAGCCCCGTATCCAACGCGCGGAATCCGGTGGCCGTTGGCCTGCGTGGAGTTCGGGTGAACGCAAAGCTGCGTCCCGGCCAAAACGACGCGGTAGCGCCCGCCTTTAGTGAAGTTCTGACGCTCGGCTTCATCACGGTGGCCAACGCAAATTACCGTGTCGCCCGGCTGTGCGCCGGTTTCCTGAATTGATCCGAATTTATTGGTTGTCATCGTCGCGTCTCCCATTGGCCCGGTGTGGGCTGTTGGGGATACATTATGTGTCGCTTCGGGCTGTGTCAACGCAAAATGTATCGTCTCGACACAAAAAAGGGGGGACTAGGCCCGTTTGACCCAAAGAATCAGCGCTGCCCATTCAACCTGAACGGACCGGATCGGCGGCGCGTTATAGCTTTCCAGTGTGGCAATCCCGCGATCCTCTGCGCGAACGGTTTTGACAAACTTGCGCCCATCCAGCAAAGACACAACGCACTCTTGTCCATCTGCCCGCGCAAGGCTGGCGACGTGAGAGTCATAAATCAGAACGTCACCGTCCATGTATCGAGGATACATGCTGTCGCCACGAACGCGAACCGCAACAGCGCTTGGCCCAATACCTGGTGGTGGGTCTATTTCATCTAGGCATCCACCGTCATCAAACGGATGAACTTCGGCCCCAGCGCCAACATACCCCACTAACGGCACCCGTTTTTTCTCATTGTCACCAACACCTAGCAACAGCCATTCCGGGGATACGCGAAACGCGCGGGCATAGATCGGCGCTCTCGTGCGTGGGATGTTTCGCTGCCCGTTTTCATGCGCCCGGTAGGTCGTTTCGGTCCAGCCGAATTTCCGCGCGGCATCTGCTGCGCTCTCGAACCCAGCTTGTTCGCGGGCGGTTTTAAGTCGTTCGTGCATTTCCATTCCCGCCATTTAGCAGACCGCACAACGCAAAAGGTGTTGACATCTAATCCGGCGTGATACAAATTGCGTTGTATGACACCCGAACAACTCATAAGCATCTGGGGCGACCGGACCAAACTTGCGGATGCCATTGGCGCTGGTCACACGACCGTGCGTGCATGGTTCCAACGCAACTCCATCCCGGCCCGCTACGATCCAGCAATCATAAAAGCCGCGAAGAAAGCAGGCCGCGAAGTAACGCCTGCTGATCTTTATTCCGTGCGGACAAAGCTGGCTTCTCAAGCAACGACGGGGGCGACCCAATGATCGCCGCCCCCGCATCCCGTTCTGTTTCCATGTCTGTCTCACAAACTAGACATAGGAATGGAGTATCAGGAATGTCCTGCCGAAAGTTTTCCGCAAAAGCGGACGTGCTGACATATCGCCAGCATTTTGCGCACATGTGGCGCGATTTTATCACCTCCAATTTTGACAGCCCGGCTCATGCGGCTTTGGTTTTTCGCGTCGATCCCTCGACTGCTGAAAATTGGTTTGCCGGAACCAATGCCCCGCAAGGCTGGGTTGTCGGGCGGGCGCTTTCTGACCCTGATTTGCGTGACGCGGCAATCGCAATTTTCGGGGGAAACTAATGCTCCGTAGGTTGGTGGAAATAGAAATCATTCTTGCCCTGCGTCTTGGCGCATTTGGGCGCTGGTGGGCAGCTTCTGCTGCCCGTCGCCTTGGAAAACTTTCCGGGAGATAGTCCATTGGAAACGCGCGAATATCTTTACTGCATTGAATTGCTCGGCGGTGATGTGGCCAAAGTTGGTATCACCAACAACCCCGGCAGCCGCATCCAATCACTAATGGCGGGTTCGCCGTTCACAATGAAGTTTCGCCACCTGCTTCAATTCAGCCGCCGCGATGTGAGTTCAAGTTGGGAACGCCACATCATTGCCAACGCGGACCCCCACAAAGGCCGAGGCGAGTGGGTGAAGTGCAACGCTAAACTTGATGGGCTTTTTGCGAAGGCTCCGGGCCGCTGCGCAATGAAGGACTTCAACATCACCGATGATGTGGGGCGCATCCCCTGCGTTATCCGGTCGGCTGAAAGCAATTCCGCAATCCTCGTTCATGGCCTTTCAATGCCACACGGAGATCAGCCGCGTGCGCAAGACTTTGAGGGCATCGTGAGCGACTACGAACGCACCGTCATTCACGCAAGACTACGCGGCGGATACGGTGTGGAAGATATTCATGTGATGGATGGCCTCGCACTGGATTTAATCCGTGCAGAAATTAGCCAGCTGACACGTCGAGGAACTCTCCGTCGTGTTCTTGGATTGCGTGGTAACGCAGCATGACCCGCCGCATCACCATCCCGCCCGCGCGGTTCCCTATTCCGCCTGCACCCAAAGAGATGACCCGCGCGGCGCGTGTTCCGGTCGTCACGGGCAAGCCTGACGCAAGCGAAAATTCGTTGGCGTGGTTCGCCACCTCTGGTGGGTGGGGCAACAACTACGTGCCGCGCAAGTCGCGTTACGAACTGGCAGGAGATGACCTGTGAAGCATTCTGATTTGCATTCGCGATTTCTTGATTGCGCAAAGCGCGGTCTAAGCAAGGCGGAAACTGCCCGTGAACTTGGCGTGCGCCCCCAGACGGTCGGGGAATGGGCGGCACGTCACAAGGTATCCTTTTGCTCTGCATCTGTCGCGTCTGGATTGACGAAAGAACAGCGCCGCGACGTTGACACCCTTTTCTCCAAGGGCGGCTACACAATGGCCGAAGCCGTCGCAATCGTCACAGCGCCAAAGGTGAAGATCCGCGCCACCCCGCCGTCGCAGGCAATCGCGCAGGTGACGGCATGACCAAGCTGCGCGTTCTCGATCTTTTCAGCGGAATTGGGGGCTTTTCTTTGGGCCTTGAGCGCACTGGCGGCTTTGAGACTGTCGCGTTCTGCGAAATTGAAGATTTCCCCCGCCGCGTGTTGGCAAAGCATTGGCCGGAGGTGCCGCAATATGACGACGTTAGAACCCTCACAGGCGCAAGGCTTGCTGCCGATGGAATTGCCGTCGATGTTATCACAGGCGGGTTCCCATGCCAAGACCTTAGCACAGCGGGACGCCAGGCTGGAATGGGTGAGGGCACCCGAAGCGGCCTGTGGTCCGAAATCGTCCGACTTATTGGCGAGTTACAACCCCGATACGTCATCGTGGAGAACGTCGCAAACCTGCTTAGTGGCCCTAGCGAAAAACGAGGCGGATGGTTTGGCCGAGTTCTCGGAGACCTGGCCGAAAGTGGGTATGATGCGGAATGGCGCAGCATACCAGCTTCCAACCTTGGCGCTTGGCATAAGCGCGAAAGAATATGGGTCATCGCCTATCCCAACGCCGCGCAAGATAGACGGCAGGTCAGCGGGCGCGGGAACATCGGACGGTTGCCTAATCCGAAGATCAGCGTCCAGCTTTGGGCTGAACTTGGCCGAATTTGTGCAAGTAGAGATGCGGCAACTCTTCGCAACGCCACAAGCATCGGACAATCGCGATCGGGGAAACCTGTCCAGTCCATCAGTGCAGAGGCGGCAACGCATAGGCAAGCAGTTGGGCTTGTCGCAGGTGGTATCGGATCAATCTGGCGCTCTGAACCCGACGTGGGTCGAGTGGCTAATGGGGTTCCCCAGCGGGTGGACAGACTTGGAGGGCTAGGAAACGCCGTCGTCCCGCAAATCCCCGAAATGATCGGCCACGCCATCCTTGCAGCGGAGGCCGCACAATGACCCATCACACCCATTCCGTCAGGGCCTCCCTGCTGGCGGATCGTCCGGCGTTCCTCCCAGCGCCTGACGTGACTGGCGGGGGGAGGGCATCCCACGGCTCCCCCCGCCACTTTTCTACATGGATAGACCGCGCACAGGCCCGCTACAGCGCGAACCCGTCCCACCGCAACGCCGTGGCCCTGCGTGACGCCCTGCACGAGCGTATGGCCGCTTACAACGCGGGGGCGCGTCATGAATGACCCGGTAAACCATCCGAAGCATTACACTGCGCATCCGTCGGGCGTGGAGTGTATCCAGATCACGGAACACATGGGGTTCTGCCTCGGCAACGCCGTCAAATACATCTGGCGTGCGGACCTGAAAGGCGATGCAATCGAGGATTTGCGCAAGGCGGAATTCTACATCAAGCGCGAGATTGCCAGACGGCTAGGCGAGGTTGCGGAATGAGTATTTATCTTGGAATCGACCCCGGCAAAAAAGGCGCATTAGCGCTGCTGGATAGCGAAACTTTGCGCGTGTCGTGCCACGATATGCCCGGCACAACGCAGGAATTGCACGACCTTGTTGCGGGCCTGCCGATGATCAAGGCGACCGCATTGGAAAAGCTGTTCACGGGTCCGGCGATGGGCCGCAAAACGCTCTGCACGATGTTCATGAATTTCGGAATTCTGAAAGGCGCATTGATGTGGCGCGATATTCCGTTTCGCGAAATCGAGCCGAGCAAATGGAAAGCCGCGCTGGGTTTGTCCAAAGACAAGAACGCCAGCCGCGAAATGGCAATGCAGTTGTTTCCCGATGACGCCGAACAATTCAAGCGCGTCAAAGACGATGGCCGCGCCGAGGCCGCGCTGCTGGCTTACTGGGGTATGCAGAAATGACCTTTGAAATCGCAACCGTCGCACAAGAAGAACCGCAGCGCCCATACGGCAGCTTTGGGAAATACGAACATGACTACGGCATGAACGTTGACCTTTCGGATTGGACCCGCGCTGACCGCTTCAAGCGCAAGTGCATCGAAACAATCTGGTCAATCGAAAACGCCAACGACTTGGACGGCTACCTCGCATCGCAGGATTTCATGTTGGACGCGCTGCACCTCGCGCACCCCAACATGGCCGCAGAAATTCGTGAACACGAAACAGAATGCCGCGCTGGACTTGCCAACGCGACAACCCCATCGGCGCAAGCCGATACCGACCCGGCGGCACCGGGAAATGTCCTTGGGATTGAATTCTAAGGCGGCGCGATTTGAGCGCATTCGTAAAACAAGGAAAACAGAAGATGACTTTGACAATCGACACAGGCGACACGGGCGGCTCCAAAGGCCCTTGGATGTCATGGACCAGCAACGGTTCCGCGATGAAGGGCTTCAAGCCCAAGTCGTGGGTGCTGCGCGGGAAAGACGCCAACGACGAAAAGTTCGAACACGTCATTCCCGCATTTGAAAACGGCTGCGTCATGGATTTGGACACGCTGCAACTGGGCTGGATGAAAGACGGCGCAACGGGTCAGGCACCGGAAAAGCGCTGGAACCCGTCCATCTCGCAAGCAACGCCGCGTCCAGACGACAGCAAGAAACAGTCCGGCGCATACGCCTGGTCGGCGGCTTTGTCTGTGCGCTGCGCAATCGGCGGCGGGCAGGCGGCAACATGGGAACAGGCCGCATTTGGCGCTTACGATGCGTTCTCCAAACTGTCGAAGCAGATCGCGGCGGAATGGGCTGAAAAGTCGGAAAACGGGCGGCTGTTGCCGCTGGTCAAGCAAACCGGCGTGGAAAGCCAAACCCTGCAATCTGGCACGTCGAACAAGCCCGTTTTGACGGTCGTGCAGTGGGTGCCGCGTCCCGACTGCCTGAAAGACGACGCCCCGGTCATCGCGACCGCACAAGCCGAAACGACGACGCCAGCGGCTGCAACCGCCAGCGCCGCCCCGGCTGACACGCGCATCCCTGAGGATGCCGAGTTCTGAGCAAGAAACGACTCACCCGGTCCCCCAAGCGGGGGCCGGGCCACTGAAACTGACGGCCCGATAGGATACAAGATGGAAATCAAAACGGGTTCCGCCGACGTTGAGGCATGGAACATTTTAGAAGGCCCGCGCGTGACGCTGGATGCGTCATGGCCCGCGCTTAAACCTTGTCGCTTTTGCAACCACACCACTGGCGTTTTGACAGGCCCGAAAGGGCCTCACGCTGATGGTGTGAGGTGCGAAAAGTGCTACCGCCACATTGGTTGGCTTCCCCCCGCGTATCACGGCGACAGCGCATCCGACATGTCCTTGATTGAGGACTGACCATGATGCCAGAACAAATCCCGATTGAGGCCAACGCAGCGGAAATCCTGCACGACCTCGAATACATCACCGCCCGATGGCACGAACTCAATGAACCCGCCTCTATCGAGGTAAGGGCGTTCAAGGAAGGTTCGCAGCCCCAGATCGGCAAATTCAGCCCTGACGATTTGTCAGAGGCCGTCGATTGGATCGAAAGCATGAACGCGACGGGGCGGAACGTCTACGCCGTTCGCAACCCCATTCGCGCAACATGCACCGGGTCCGCCACAGACTCGGATATCATCGCCAGCTTTTTCGTCTGGGCCGACTGTGATGAAGGTGTGTCCGCAGCAAACGTAAAACAATGGGGCGGGCCAAAATATTCCGCAGCCGTGATTACAGGTCGCGTGCCAAGCCCCCGCGTGCATACCTACTGGGAACTTGCCGAGCCATGCTATGACATGGCCGTCTGGCGCGAAACGCAAATGGCAATCGCAGCCCACTTTGGCAGCGATAAATCCGTCATCAACCCCAGCCGCATCATGCGGATCGGCGGCACCGTCGCTTACCCAGCATCGCACAAGGTTGCACGCGGGTATGAACGCGAACTGACGACAATTCGCACGACATACCCGGATCATCGCAGCCCCGTCACAATCGACCAGATGCGCCGCGCGTTTGGGTCAGCCCCCGCGTCGTCATCGCAATTCCAAATCGACACGGGCGCATTGCCCGCGCCGTTGGACCGCGAACGCACCGCTATTCAGGCCATGTCCGGTGCCAACTGGAATGACGCTGTTTTGCGCTTGGTCGGCAGCTACGTCCGCAAAGGGCTGTCCGATGCAGAGATCCACGCGCTAACCGACCCGTTGACGCTTGGCGGCTATACCGTCGAGCAAACGCGGGCCGAAGTGCAGAATATGATCGACCGCACCCGCGCAAACCCGAAGTTTGAAATTGCGACGGAATACACGCCGAATTTCGATCACGCGCCCGCGCCTACGACAAACGACCCGCAGCCGATGGTGCAGCCCTGGAAGCTGCAAACCGCAGCAGAGTTCACAAAAGACTTTGTTGCCCCCGAATACATCGTTGACGGCGTGATCCAGCGCGGGCGGCTTTACACGCTGACAGCACCCACAGGCAGCGGCAAAACAGCCGTCATGCTCTATGCATCGGTTGCGATTGCCGAGGGCGTCGAATTCTACGACCGCGAGGTTGAAGCGGGTGACGTAATATTCATGGCGGGCGAAAACCCGGACGACGTTCGGGCGCGAATGATCGGAACTATGGAGCATCACGGCATCAACCCCGAGACGTGCCGCGTTCACTTCATCCCTGGCACATTCAGCATCCGCAACGATTTGGACCGCATCCGTGCGGAAGCCGAAAGATTGCCCAACCTTGTGCTAATCGTGATCGACACCTTTGCCGCATATTTTGATGGTGAGGACGAAAACAGCAACGCCCAGGCTTTGGACTTTGCGCGTGTCGCACGTCACCTCACGTCGTTCCCGTCAAAGCCCGCTGTGGTCATGCCAGCACACCCCGTCAAGAACGCCAGCAGGAGCAACCTTGCGCCCAAGGGCGGGTCATCACTGGTCAACGAGGTGGACGGCAATCTGACGCTTTGGAATGACGGCGGCATCGTGTCGCTACACTGGCAAGTCAAGTTTCGCGGCCCAGAATTTGAGCCGCTTAGCTTTGAACTACAGCGCCACATGTCCGACCTGATCCGCGACAGCAAGGGTCGGCAAATGCCGACGATCCTCGCCAAGCCGATGCTGCAAATGCGGGCCATGCAGATTGCCAATGAGAACATGTCAGCAGAGGACAAGCTATTGCTGTCGATCAACGACGCGCCGGAACTTTCGCTGGCAGAACGCGCCGTCACGATTGGCGTTAAGCATAAGGTGCAGGTGGCGCGGATGCTCGAAAAGCTGGCAGGGCAAAAGCTGATCCGCAAGTTCCGCACCAACTGGGAACTGACGAAAGACGGCGACCGGGCCGTCGAAATCATCACGTCAGGAGGCAAGTTTGCACCCGAAATCTGAACCCGAAAACATGTTACGATTCCTGTTACGGCAGGCCCTTTGCGTAACATGTTACGTAACAACCGTAACAGCCCGTAACAAATGTTACGATTTCTCCCAACCCAAGGAAAACAAATGACAAATCTTGTTACGGCAAAGGGGGCGTTTTGTTACGGGGTCATCATCGTAACACACCCCCGTTTCTTAAACGGGGTGTCGTGTAACGGCGTTACGGCAGAGGAGTTTTTCACATGGCAGGAATGACACGCCGCAAGACGCAGAAGTTCGACAGCCTCACAGCCCCGGACCTGACTGCGACCGATACGATGGTGCATTACGCGGTGGCACCGTTTGACCGCGCCGCCCGCGACATGGACCGAAAATGGGGCGTAGGGCGTTTGCCTGAATTGGTCACGACGGCATCGGCTCAAAAGTTTGGATCGGCGATGGCAAAGCTGGATGCCGCCATCGCCTCAAACGACCCGACCGAAACTGGCGTGCGTGCCGCTGTCTGCATCCGTGGCTTGGCCGCGCTGGACGCCGAAGCCGAAGCGGCTGGCGCACCCAAGGCAAGCCCGGACGTTTGGGAAATCGAGATCGACGGCATGAAGGTCGGCATCCATCGCGACTTGCCGGACTGGCCAGCCATCCAGGAGGCACGCCCGGACTTGACGTTGTTCAATCTCAGGCAGGTGGCGACGGCGCTGAAAGCCTACAGCCTGACAGCCGACGTTCTGGCGGCAACGCAGGACTTTTTCCCGGATGCAAAGGTGGTCCGGATCAAGCCGACGAAACCACCATGCGACTTCGCAGGGGGCGGCGATGACTTCGACTTCTAAACGCGCCCTGATCCACACCCTTGGCGACCAGATCGCCAGCGGCAACATCGCATGCAGAGGTGAAGAATGACCCGGCAGCATCAAATGAAAATTCTGCGCTGGATCAAGAGCGACGTGGAAGAAGAAATCGAGAAAGTTACAAGGTCACCTTTCAAGTTTTTTTGGGGCTTTGAGGCGCATCGGATGAAGTTGGAGGCGCTTAAATGCAAGCGACAGGCAATTATGGAACTTATCGCGGAATGCGAACAATGACCCAGCACCAGCTTTCCGCCCGCATCCTGCACGGTGGCAGCATCGACCCGCTGGCCTTGGCGTGCATGACGCGTCTGATCCACACACAGCCGTTTGTCGTGCGCATCGTCGCACGCACGCTGGGCGTGATCGGCGGGGATTACGACACGTCAGAGGATGCGGGAAAGCCGCACCAATAACGACGCCGCACGGCGCAACACGAGGACAGAGCAACATGGCAAAGACAAAGCGCCGTAAGGTGAACCAAAGAAGCAAAGCCCGCGCGGGTGTCGGTGTGTCGCTAGGCGGATCCGAATGGGACCAAGGGGCAATGGGGCAGGCGAACAGGCTCAACCTTGTTGTTGAGCAGCGCGGCACCACTGACCCCATCACAGGCAAGACCACCAACCCTAACGGGGTCAAGGGCGTGCGCCGCGTGGACATGATGGAGGTCTACTACAAGCGCGGATGGATCAGTGACCGTGGCTATACGGCAGGGGAGAAGCTGCGTGACAAGTGGGAGGCGACAGAACGCAGCCCAGGCTGGTCAGACAATGACCGCGTGCAGTCCAGCCCCAAGCCGGATCAGGCCGTTGCAATGCGGATCGACCGCCTGAGCCAACTGGTCAGGATTACGCGCCTCATGCCACCGCAGCACAAGTCATTGATTGAGGCGGTCGCAATCCGTCAGAGGTCAATCAACGCGGCGGTTGTCGATGGTGCGCGTCCATACGTGGGCAGAGGACACAAGATCGGGCAGTCAGAACTAATGGTTGCGTTTGACGCTCTTGCAGACGCTATAGGGTGTTGACAGTAAATCCAAAGTGCGTTACGGATTACTTATCGCGCGGGGCATGTCCTTTCGCATTTCAGCGCCCGCCTTAATCGGTGGGCGTTTCGCATTCCAGAACAACACCCGCCACGCACCCCGGCGGGTTACTGACATACCCACCGCACGCTCCGAACCTGTCACCGCTGACGGTCATCTGCAATGCGCCTCTATGGCGTCAACTCGTTGTGCGGAACGGGCATCGTTAAAGGCGGGAATTGCGGGAAGCGGAACAATTATCGGCGGGAAGCCGGATTGAAAAACAATCAAGGAAATCATTATGGCTCAGCGAGGCGGGAAGCGCGCTGGCGCTGGCCGCAAGCCGGGTCAAGTGTCTAAGGCAAAGCGCGACTTGGCAGAAATGGCTAAAGACCATGCGCAATCTGCGCTTAACGTCTTAGTCGAAATCATGACGAACGATCAAGAGGCCGCAACTGCACGCGTCAGTGCAGCGAATGGGATACTAGATCGCGCATACGGGAAGGCCGTTCCCATGCAAGTTGATCCTCAGCAGGACGACGCGCCATCTGTCACAGTCAACCTGACAATGGCCGCACCGGTCAAGGATATCCGTGTCACACGATCTGACGGTTAGCGCACCGCAAGGCGTTTACCTGTCGCAACTAGACACCAAGTTTCGCAGCTTCGTCGGCGGGTTCGGTAGCGGCAAGACCTACGTGGGTGCGCTGGACTTAGGCTTGTTTGCTGCAAAGCACCCTAAGCTGGTGCAGGGCTACTTCGCGCCGACCTATCGGGATATCCGCGACACGTTCTGGCCAACGATGGACGAGGCAGGATCTGCGCTTGGCTTTCGGGTCAAGGTCAAGTCTGCTGACAAAGAGGTCGAGTTCTACAGGGGCCGCGCTTACTACGGCACAATCATTTGCCGGTCTATGGATGATCCTGGCGGGATTGTGGGCTTCAAGATTGCCCGCGCCAATGTGGACGAAATCGACGTTCTGCCGACCGAAAAGGCCGCGAACGCTTGGCGCAAGATCATCGCGCGGATGCGCCTTGTGGTGCCGGGTGTGGTCAACGGTATCGGGGTTACGACAACGCCAGAGGGCTTTAAGTTCGTCTATGAGACGTTCAAGCGAAACCCCGGCACTGATTATAGCATGGTGCAGGCCAGCACCTACGAGAACGAACGGTTCCTGCCACCGGATTATATCCAGTCATTGCGGGACACCTACCCACAAGAATTGATCGACGCCTACCTAATGGGCGAATTTGTCAACCTGACCAGCGGCACGGTCTATAGCAGTTATGACCGCGTTGCGTGTGGATCGACTGAAACGATCCAGCCGGGTGAGCCCCTCAAGATCGGGATGGACTTCAACGTCGGCAACATGGCCGCAAAGGTTTTCGTGGTGCGCGGCGATAGCTGGCACTGCGTCGATGAAATCACGGGCGGGCGCGATACCCCGTCGATGATTGACACTCTCAAGGAACGCTACGCAGGCCACCACGTCACGATCTACCCTGATGCCAGCGGCAAGAACGCCAGCAGCAAGGGGGCCAGCCTGTCGGACATCGGGCTGTTGCGCCAAGCGGGTTTCACGATCCGCGCAAAGGACAGCAACCCCCGCGTTAAAGACCGCGTGTTGAGCGTGAACAAGGCGTTTGAAGCTGGCAAGGTTCGGGTGAACGCGACCACAGCCCCCAGCGCCGCGCGGTGCCTTGAACAACAGGCGTATGACAAGAACGGCGAACCGGACAAGGCGTCCGGTTTAGACCACGACAATGACGCTTTCGGATACCCGATTGCCTATGAAATGCCGGTTATCAAGCCGCGCTTTGACAGCCGGAGCCTCCGTCTATGACCGCAGTTGCGAAACAGTCTAAGGCCGTAGCGGCCATGATCGACGCTGCAACCCGTGGCCGTGCGCTGATGGGCGGCACAAAGGCCATGCGGGCGGCGGAGCAGACATACCTGCCGAAGTTTACGGCAGAGACAGAGGACACCTACCGCGAACGTCTAAAGCTGTCGTGGCTTTTTAACGGATACCGCAAGACGGTGCGCGACATGACGGGCCGGGTATTCCGGAAGCCTGTCGAGTTGGGCGAGGATACGCCTGACCAGATTGCCGAATGGTGCAAGAATATCGACCTTGCGGGCCGTGACCTGTCCACTTTCGCGCGTGACGTGTTCGAGGACGGCTTAGACGCTGGCATCAGCTATATCATGGTGGACGCACCTGCTCGTGACGTGACGCTGACCCGCGCACAGGCCCGCACGCAAGGATTGCGCCCGTTCTTTGTCCAACTGCGTGTAGAAGACATTCTGGGCTGGCGTTCCGAGGTCATCGCAAACGTGACCGTTTTGGCGCAAATGCGCATTATGGAAACGGTGACCGAGCAAGACCCGAAAGACGAATTTGCAAGCGTAGAAGTGCAACAGGTGCGCGTTCTGGATCGCACCGACGCTGGGGTCATGACGCGACTGTATCGCAAGAACGACAAGGACCAATGGACGCTTATTGACGAGCCGACCGTCAGTGACATGACGGAAATCACGGTCATCCCGTTTTATGCCAACCGCACCGGATTTTTCACCTGCGAACCGATGCTAGACGACTTGGCGGATGTAAACATTGCGCATTGGCAGTCGCAATCTGACCAGCGCAATATCCTGCACTTTGCGCGCGTGCCTATCTTGTTCGGCTCTGGCCGCACGGATGACGAGCCTATCACCATCAGCGTGGGGCAGATGACCACGGCAAGCGACCCACAGGCCAAGCTGGCTTGGGTCGAGCATTCGGGCGCGGCTATCGGTGCGGGTCGGCAGGATCTGAAAGACCTTGAATTTCAGATGGAAACGCATGGCCTGCAACTGCTTGTGGCGCGTCCTGGCAGCGAAAGCGCAACCGGCGCGGCATTGGATGCGGAAAAGGAAACATCGCAGCTATCCATGACTGCTGACGCATTGCAGGACGCGCTTGAACAGGCGATGATCTGGATGGCGGAATATGGCGGGCTTGGCGACGTAACGCCAACGGTCAACGTCAACAAGGAATTCACCGTCGGCATGATGACGGCACAGGAAATGTCTGTGCTGTTGCAGGCGGTTCAGACGGGCAACATGTCGCGCGAAACGTTCCTGCGTGAATTGGCGCGGCGCGGTATGGTAGCGGCTGATCTGGACGTAGACGACGAAGCCGAGCGCATCGGAACGCAGCCCCCAACGCTGACAGGGCAGGCGCTGGACCTGAACAATGGCGGCTGATGGTGCCAACGACCGCATCGCTGATTTATTCACGCGCCATGCGATTGACATTCTGCGTGTGGAAGCGGGCCAACAGAAGGCGATCCGGGCGTTACTGACAGAACTAGAGGGCGATCTCGTCGCACAGCTTGCGCGGATTGACCCAACGGGTGTGCCGCGGGAAAGCGCAAAGGCCGCGCGGCTGGAAAAGCTGCTGACACAGGTTCGCGACACGATCCGCGTAAGCTATCGGGCGGCGTCATCGCAATTCATCGGTGAACTGCGGGAACTGGCAGACATCGAAGCGGATTTTACGGCCAAGGCGATCAACGACGGTCTGACCATTGACATGGCAACTGCCAATTTCACGCGGGCGCAAATTGTGGCGCTTGTGGACGGGGTTCTAGTGCAAGGTGCGCCGGTTGCGGAATGGTGGAGCCGTCAAGCTGGCGACACGCTGCAACGGTTTACGGACGCAATGCGGCTCGGCATTGCCCAAGGCGACACATCGGCGCAGCTAATCCAGCGCATCCGGGGCGGGACACGCAACGGCGAGCCGGTCACGGGGTTTATGGAAATCACGCGGCGGAACGCTGACAGCCTCGTGCGGTCGGCAACGCAGGCGGCGGCAGAGAGGGCCAGACAGGCCACCTACGACGCCAACGCGGACATTTTGGCGGCAACGGTATGGACCAGCACGCTTGACGGCAGGACCACGCTGCAATGCGCCGTCAGGGACGGGCTGCGCTACACGGTGCTGGGCCACAAGCCCATCGGGCATGACGTGCCTTGGGGCGCGGGGCCGGGTTCGCTGCATTGGGGTTGCCGCTCATCATCGCGGCCCGAAACGAAAAGCTGGCGCGAACTTGGGTTCGACATCGACGAACTGGCCCCGGCAACGCGGGCAAGCGTCAACGGGCAGGTCGCGGCGGACCTAAAGTTTGAGGACTGGCTGGCGAAGCGTTCGCAAGCTGAACAAGACGACATTCTAGGCAATGGCCGCGCCGCGTTGTGGCGTGACGGCAAGATCAGCTTTCGCGACTTGCTGGACGGCAACGGGCGGGAATTGAGCCTAGCGGAATTACGGGCGCGGATTTAGCGCCTTGAACCGTTGGCGGGAAGCCAACACTAACTGACGGGAAGTCACACAATGAAAATCGCAATTGAAGATGCCACTGGCTTGCCGGAATGGCTGCAATCCCACGTTTCCGAAGGCCACCTAGACCTTGCGGCGGTTCCGGTCCCGGAGGACGTGACCGGTCTCAAGACTGCGCTGCAAAAAGAGCGTGAGAACGCGCAAGTCTGGTCGAGGTTTGGCAAGCCTGACGACGTGGCCAAGCGCATTGCGGAACTTGAGGAAAAGGCCAAAGGCACCGGCAAGGGCGCAGAAGATGCGCAAGCCAAGCTGGACGCGATGAAAAACGAGTACGAGGGTAAGCTGACCGAAGCGCAGGGCCGCATCCAAAAGATGATGCAGACCAATGCGCAGGCCAGCCTGAAGGCGGAACTGGCCAAGGCCGGTTTCATCCCCGAAGCGATTGACGATATTGCAATGACGGCAATGGGCCGATTGCAATTCAACGACGACGGCACTCCGAAGGTGCTGACGTCGGACGGAAAGCCCATGATCGGCAGCGGCGCAGACCACGGCGCAACCCTGACTGATCTGGCAAAGGAATTGGCGGCGTCCAAGCCCTATGCGGTGCGGGACGACGGCAAAGGGGGCAGCGGGAAGCAGCCCGGAACGAATGGCGGGACGCCAACACGACAAACCGTCACGCGGTCGGCATTCGACGCAATGTCACAGACCGAACGCGCGGCATTCTCCAAAACAGGCGGCAAAGTCGTTGACTGACCGCGTATCATGAAAGGTTGACCAAATGGCCAACGTTCTTACCGATCTGGCGGCAGATATCTACAAAGCCGCCGACATTGTGGGCCGTGAACTGGTGGGTGTTATCCCGTCTGTCACGATTAACGCAGGCTCCGAAGGCGCGGCTTTCGGTGACACCGTGCGCTCGCACTTCACCCGCAAAGCAACGGTCAATGAGACCTACACCCCCGCGATGACCATCCCCGAGGGTGACGATCAGACCGTGGACAACAAGACGATGACCATCGACAAGGTGGCAAACGTCCAAATCCCGTGGACCGGCGAGGACATCAAGCATGTCCAGAACGGTTCCGGCTATGAAACGATCTACGGTGACCAGATTGCGCAAGCCATGCGTGCAATCACCAACAGCATCGAGAACTATACCGCGACCGCGCTTTACCAAGGTGCATCGCGTGTTTTTGGCACGGCTGGCACCAACCTTTTTGCGTCTGACTTCGACGCGGTGGCAGAGGTTCGTCAGATCCTCGTGGATAACGGGATGCCGCTTGATGGTCAGGCAACACTGGCAATCAACACGCTGGCAGGCACGAAGCTGCGCAACCAGGCGCAGTTGCAAAAGGTCAACGAGGCCGGTGGTGACGATCTGCTGCGTCGTGGCGAACTGCTGAACCTGCAAGGGCTGATGCTCAAGGAAAGCAACGGCATTCAGCTGCACACCAAAGGCACGGCAACCGGCGCACTGGTTGACGGCGCGCTGGCAGTCGGTGCCACGTCAATCACGTTTGACGGTGCCACGGCTGGCGCATCCGGCATCAAGGCGGGTGACGTTATCACCTTTGCCGCTGACACTGCGAACAAGTATGTCGTCGCAACCGGTGCAACCGGCGCATCCGGCACAATCACGATCCAAGGCCCCGGCCTGCGGACCGCGATCCCGGACAACAACGCCATCACCATCGGCGCAAACTACACCGGCAACGTGGCATTCCACCGCGCCGCTGTCGAACTGGTGGTTCGCCCGCCTGCGCAGCCGTTTGGCGGTGACGCAGCCGTTGACCGCATGACTGTGCAAGACCCGTTCTCGGGTCTGGTCTATGAGATCGCGGTCTACAAGGGCTACGGCAAGGTTATGTTCGACGTGACCACGTTCTACGCCGCCAAGGTGTGGAAAGGCGATTTCGTCGCAGGTCTGCTGGGCTGATCTTTCTGAGGGGCCGGGAAACTGGCCCCTTTCTCAAGATCAGAGGTGACACATGGCACTAGACACAACAATCGGCGGCACCGCGTCAGACAGCTACGTCACGTTTGCCGAGTTCCAGGCATACTGGACCGCGCGGGGCGTTAATATGACGCAACACGGCCATGATACGTCACACGAGGCGAATTTGCGGTCTGCTGCGCAATATCTGGACAGCTTCTATCGTTTCGTTGGCATGAAACAGTATCAGTTTCAGGCTCGCGCTTGGCCACGGCTGGTCAATCAGCTTGTCGATGACTGGCCGATTGACCCCGACACAATTCCGCGTGCGATCAAGGATGCACAAATGGAAATGGCCTATCTGATCCATGAGGGCGCAACACCGTTTGCGGCGATTGATGGGCTGGTGAAGCGTAAGCGCGAAAAGCTAGACGTGATCGAAGAGGAAACCGAATATTTCGGCGGGCAGGGCAAGCCTTCTTACCCATCTGTCGCAACGCTATTGCGCGAATATATCACAGGCGGGCCGGGAAAGGCGCGGATGGTGCGCGGGTGACCATCTATGACCGTGCGAAAGCCGTTGCGGACCGCAAACTAGCGGACAAGGGGCAGACAGCGGCCATCCGGCGCGTTGTCGTGGCCGGTGGTGGGCCAACTGACCCCACGGGCGGCACAACCACGGAAACCGATTACCCCTGTCAGGTGGCGTTATTTCTGGTGTCTCTGCGCGACGTTGACGGGACGTTTATCAAGGCTGGCGACTGGCGCGTTCTGGTATCAACCGATGGGCTAACGATCACCCCAGAGACAACCGACCAGCTAGTGTGCAGCGAGGGTGTTCTGACCATCGTTGACCCGGGCAAATTCGCACCGGCTGGGCAGATCACACACTACAAGATGATTGCGCGTAAGTAATGGCGAAAGTCACAATTTCGCAGTGGACGGAAAAGGCCAAGGGCCGCATGGATACGCTGGTCAAGAAAGTGGCGATTGACGCCTTTTCAGAGGTCATCTTGAAAAGCCCAGTGGATACAGGGCGATTTCGCGGCAACTGGCAAGTCGCAATCGGCAGCGTTCCTGACGGTATTTTGCTGGTGGACGATCCAACCGGGCAAGTGACCATCAGCAAGGTCACGGCGGTCGCGCAAGGCGTCAAGGCGGGGCAGGTCATAACGCTGGTCAACAACCTGCCCTACGCGCAGCGGCTGGAATATGGCTGGTCCAACCAAGCCCCTGGCGGAATGGTTCGGCTCACCGCGCAACGCTGGCAAGCTATCGTTGACAAGGCGCTGACGCAGATTGTGAGAAGCACATGACACCAGAGGCCGCAATCACCGTAGCACTGACGACACGCGCGGAAACGCTTTCCTACACGCTGATTTATCCCAGCGTAGGCGATGACAGGCCAGACGGGGAATATGTCGAGGTGCGGCACCTGCCAAACGAGACAGAACGCCGTATGCTAAAGGCATCGGACCCGATTGAGCGTCAGGGCATCTATCAACTGACCTTGTGCAGCCCTGCCGGTCAATATCCTGCGGTCTATGACGAAAAGGCTGGGGCGATTGCATCGGCATTTGGGCGGGCGGCGTTGCCTGCTGTTGATGGCGTCACGGTCCACATCGTCAAGGCTGCAATCGCGCAAGGCACGTCAGACGGTAAGCACTGGCGCGTGCCGGTGTCGATCTATTACCGCACCCATGCATAAGGACGCACCGACATGAAACGCAAAGCACCCGCAAAGCCCATGCGGGCTGAAATCGTAACGCTTGCCACGTCATACGGCAGCACGCCGGGAATGTTGATTGACGGCGATGCGCCAACCAAGGGCGATAAGTTCAGCGCCACCTTGGCCAACGGCATTACCTACAGCGGCACGGTCGCAGGCACCGAGGAGCGCGACGGCAAGACGCTGGTTATGTTCCGCGACGGTATCGAGGCGGTGAAATGACGGACGTGGTTCGCATTGTTCCGCCCGGCCCCGGACTCCGTGCAGGACATGGCACGAAGGTCTTTTGCGGCGAAACTGAGATTGGCGGCATCACGTCGGTCTGTATCAACATCCAGTCCGACAGCATCATCACGGCAACCGTCGAAGTCGCGGTGACGTTGGATGAAGTTTGGGCGCATCCGTTGCTAGGCCGCGAGAGCCTTGAACGTGCGGCCAAAGCCTATGGGCTGAAACTCACCGAAGAATAACGCCGCCTGCTTGCGGCCCCGAAATCGGCAACCCGTCGATCATCCCGCGCCCGCGTGGCGCAACCCCATGACAAAGGAAAAATCATCATGGCAATTACCGAAGGCATTGGCGGGTTTCTCTCCGCATCCGCCGCCGCACCCGCAACCTATGACAGCACCGGCTATGCCGCGCTAACATGGTCTGATGTCACTCAGGCAAGCGAAATCCCGGAATTTGGCCCGGAACACTCGCCGGTGACGTTCACGCCGCTGAAAACCGGCATCGTTGACAAGTTCCACGGCGAACTGAACTACGGCAGCTTCACCGTTCCCGGCGCTCTGGACGCTGACGATGCGGGGCAAGGCATCTTGAAGGCCGCGCTGGCATCGAAAGACGAAATCAGCTTTCGTGAGACGCGCTCTGACGGGTCCATCCGCTATTTCAGCGGCAAGGTCATGTCATTCCGCACCGGTCAATCGGTCGGCTCGGTTGTGCCGTTTTCCTGCATGATCGAAGTGACCCGGGCAACCGTGGACGTTGCAGCACCGTAATCCGGGAAACCGGACGGGGTGACAGACTTGGTTCGGCTGTCACCCCACATTGAACCACGAACCGCAAAGGACGAAACAAATGGACCTATCAAATCTTGACACGGTTGCTGCCGCGAATACCGGTGCGACGATGACGGTATGCCACCCCGCGACGGGTGAGGAACTGAAAGGCGCTGACGGAAAGGCGATGACGCTGACCCTGATGGGCGCTGATAGCGGCGAATTCAAACGCGCCGTGGCCGACAGCATGAAAACGAACAAAGGCCGCAAGCAATCGACCCTTGCGGACGCAGAACGCGCAACCGTGGATCTGCTGACCCGCGTGACAATCGGCATGTCTGATAACTGGGAATGGGACAAAAAGCCGTTTCCGTTCAGCAAGGAAAACGTGCGCCGCCTATATGACGAGCGCCCGTGGCTGCGTCAGCAGGTTGACGAGTTTATCGCGGACCGTTCCAATTTTTTGGCCAACAGCTAGAGGCGTTGACCCTCTGGTCGCGTCAGCACGCTTGGCTTTCGACGCGACCTAAAGATTTCGACAAAACCCGGTTGCAGTTTTTGCTTATGGCAAAAGAGGAACCGGAAATGCCTGATGTTGGATCGCTCGAATACCTAACGGAATGGCTGGCAGAGTTAGATTTTTGCCAGTCAAACGGCGCTATCGTCCGAGGCGTCCCGCACACTGAAGTTAAGGCATGGGCCGAAAATACCGGCGTCAAGTTTCACGGACAAGAAGCCGCTTGGCTTGTCGCTATGTCCCGCGCCTATGCCGCCGAAGTTTCAAGGTCGGACAACAAGAACGCAGATGCACCGTTTGAGGTTTAGTTGAATTCCTCAATGGTCCCATCGTCGTATGCGATGCGCTTCAAGCATGTATCCCACGTGAATTGGTCTGCTGGCAGTTTTCCTAGTGCGTTCCCCGCAATGCCCATAGCGAATGTCTGGAACGCACCTGGCGGTATAACACCGATAGATGGCAGGCCAACCGGCGGGAGCCTCCGCCCAAGTGGGTCATAGAACTGGATATGCCCGTCAATCGCATGAAACGTGCGCTGCGTTTGGTTCTCAAGGTCAACGACGATAACGCCATCGTCACGCGCTGACCATCCAGTCACCGCGACACCTACATCAGCGCGGCCTTGCCTGCATTCTGCACTAGCGGCACCGGCCAGCATCACAGCGGCCACGGTCAATAAAATCTTCATATCTCAAAACCCCTTCTATGTCACAGCGTAAGCTATGGCCCAGTTGGCGCTTCCGCAAGGAATACCCCATATGACCGATGTCGCTAACCTCCGTTTTTCCGTTGACAGTCGCGAATTGCGTCAAGGTGAGCGCGATTTAGACAGGTTCGGGCATGAGGGGCTGACGGCAGAACGCCGCATCCAAGGCTTTGGCGTGAGCGCAACGCGTGTGATGGGCGCTGTCGCAGCATCTACGACTGCGGCCCTAGTGGCTGGTCGGGCGCTAGCATCGTCGCAGCAATACATCACGATGACCAACGGGCTGCGGGCGCTTGGCCTGTCGTCAACGGAGGCTGTCGCGGCATTGGATCAGGTCGCGGCGGTTGCCAAGCGGACCCGCGCACCCCTTGAAGCAACGGCACAGCTTTATCAGCGCGTGAGCATTGCGGGGCGTGACCTTGGCGCGTCGTCGTCTGACGTTCTGCGGTTCACTGAAAACATCAGCCTAGCATTGGCACAAACTGGCGGTTCCGCTGCGTCTGCATCCGGGGCGCTGTTGCAGTTGTCGCAGGCCATGTCAGGCGGCACCGTGCGGGCCGAGGAATTCAACAGCATCCTTGAGGGCGCTTTCCCGATTGCGCAGGCCGCAGCCAATGCGATTGAAGGCGCGGCGGGGTCTGTGGGGCAGTTGCGCCAAATGGTCATTGCTGGCGAGGTTTCCAGCCGCGAATTCTTTGACGCGATCTTGTCGCAGTCGGATGCGCTAGAAGCGGCCTTTGGCAACACCGTGCCGACCATCGGTCAGGCCGTGACGGTCCTTGGCGACAGCTTTACGATCCTGTCAGGCAAGATGGATGCGACCCTTGGCGTGAGTAGCGCAGTGGCGCAAGGCATTCTGTTGCTAGCCGATAACCTGGACCGTATCGCGGTGTATGCGGGTGTCGCTGCGGTTGCGCTTGGCGTGACCTACGGCGGCGCGGCCGCACTCGCTGCGGTGCGCACGGTGACGCTGACCGGGGCCATGACCTTCCTGCGTGGCGCGATCATGCGCACGGGCATCGGTGCGCTTGTCATCGCGGCGGGCGAATTGACGTTCCGGTTTATGAACCTGGTCGATGCCACGGGCGGGTTTGGCAATGCGCTGGCGGCATTGCGTGCTGTTGCGGTTGAAGTGTTCGACCGTATCGGCATTGCTTTTGCCTACGTTCCGGAGGCGATCAGGGCCGGGTCGGCTCAAATGGCCGCGAATTTCATCGGCAAGATCCGGGAAATGGCGCAATCCTTCCAAGACTTGATGAATGGCGTTGTCGAGGGCTTCAATAACACATTCAACGCTGGCCTTGCATACGTAGATATCACGAGCGGTTTCTACGACATGGAGGTTGCCGCGCTGCGGTCTGCTGCTGGTGCGCGTCAGGCGATGGCCGGGATGCGTGACGCTATGTCTGCACCCCTCGAAAGCGTGGCCGCATTGCGTGCCGTTGTCGAGGAGAGCAGCGCGGCGATTGACGACAGCGCAGGGTCCGTTGACGTGCTGACTGATGCACTCGGCGGCGGTTCTGGTTCCGGCGGCGGTTCTGGCGGTCTGTCCGGCGCGGCACGCGGCGCGACCGAAGCAATCGAGGAACAAGGCAAAGCGGCCAAGGCCGTGGAAAACATCCTCAAGGGCTACAACGACGAACTGGCACGCACGGCGCAGGCGAACCGCAACGCGCGGATCGACATGGCGGCGGGCTTGTTTGGCGCGGCATCGGCTGGCGACCTGATGGGCGGTTTCCGCGACATTGCGCGGGACGGTCAGGCGGCGTTCTTTGACGCATGGAAGGCGAGCGGCAACCCACTGGACGTGATGAAATCCGGCCTGTCTGGCATCATGGGCGCGTCGGGTATCGGCGGAATGCTGTCTGCGGCCATGCCCGTGATCGGCGGCATCAGCACGGCGTTTGGTTTGCTCAAGGGCTTTTCGTCCAAGGAACTGGTCGGACAGGGCTTGCGCGGCAACATCGGCGCGAATTCCTACGTTGACGAATACAGCCGCACGAAGCGTTCCCGGTTCTGGGGCCTCACGTCGTCAACGTCCACCGACATGGACCGCAACGACGAACTGGGCCGGATGCTGGGCGGCGCGGCAAGTGCCATGCGCAAGCAAGTCGCTGAGCTGGCGAACGGCATCGGCGGGTCTGCACGCAAGCTGGGGAACGCCTATCACCAGTTTGACATTGACACCCGCAACATGGACCCGGAACAGGCGCAGGCGGCACTGGTGGCCGAGCTGGACGCCTACAACGAGGCGCTGGCACAACAGGCCCTCGGCACGCGTCGGTTTACGCAGGCGGGCGAAAGCGCGGTGCAGACATTGCAGCGCCTGACCACCAATTTGCAGACCTACAACGACGTGCAGGACGTGCTGGGGCTGGGGCAGCTGTCCAAGTCCACTGCCAACGCGGCACGGGCAGGGCGGTTGCTGGAAATCGCGGGCGGCGCGGGTGCTTTCCAGGCTGGCTCGCAGACGGTCTTTGACGCAATGGACCCGGTGAACCAAGGCAAGCAGATTCTGGACGAAATCCGCCAAGCGCTGAAAGGCGACCGGGTGGAAGTCACCAAGGGCTTGCTGACGATGGACGGCGTGATTGAACGCCTTGGGTTCTACGACCGCCGTGGTCTGGATGACCGCAGCGCCGCGTTGATCGGGGTGGCCCCGCTGATCGAGCAATACGAGAGCATCCAGAACGCGCTGAAAGAGACAGCCACGGCGGCAAAGGAAGCGGCAAAGGCAGAGCGTGAACTCGCCATCGAGCGCACGATGGAACTCTACCGCGCCCCGCTGGCGCTTAATGCAAACCGTTTTGACGACCGTTTCGCGGCAACGATCAACGCAGCGCAGGACCGCCGCGAAGAATTGCGAAAGCAGGCTGACGACGCCCAGTTGACCGAATTGAAATTGCAGCGAGAGGCATTGAAGCGGCTGGCTGACGAAGTTCGCGACATTCGCATTAACGGGGTATCTGTCTGATGTTCAATCTTAGCACCATCAAGGCGCTGGACCTTGGCGACGTAACATCCAGCTTGCCTGAGGACGATGCACCTACCTACAACGCAGGGACCACCTACAACATCGCAGACTTGGTGATTGACGATCACTACGTCTACGGGTGCCTTGTGGACGGCACGGTCGGCAAAAAGCCCAGCGATTTTTCCAGCAGGTTTCAGACGCCGCAATACTGGCAGTTGCGCGGCCCCACGAACGCTTATGCGGCTTTTGACAACGTGCTGTCCGTGCCTAGCGTGAATACGTCGGGTGACATGACATTCACCATCGAGAGCCTGTCAAACATTTCTAGCGTTGGAATTTTTGACGCAATCGGCGTGACGGCCACAGCGCAGTTTCACAATTCAGATGACGACTTGATCGACACGCAGTCGGTGAACCTGACGGGCTTTGACTTGAGCAGCCATTACAACTGGCTTTTCACGCAGCCGACCGCTGGCAACACAAACTACCTATTCCGCAGGTTCCCGGCCAACAGCGTTAAGGTTGTTGTCACCATCGCGGGTGACGCGACTGAACTTGGCGAACTGACGATCAATCAAATCGGCTATGTCATTGGCGACGCACTTTATGGATCAAGTGTCCGTATTTCCAGCCGTGCAAAATACGATGACGATGAATTTGGCGTGCCGAGTTACGTCTACAAGCCCAGCCGGATCAATGGGACGTTTGAGATATTTGGTGAGCGCGATTTCATCGAAACGCTTTGGGGTCGGCTACGCAAACTATCCGGGAGGCGCGTTGTTTACGAGGCCGACGAGGGCCGCACCGTTACAACTGGGATCGGACTTGTGCGGGATATTACCGTGCCGATTGACTTGCCGGGTGGCTACAAATTTTCCATCGAAACAGAGGGGGTTCAGTAATGCCCAGACCTACCACGCCGACGCTTGTGCCTTACACGGACACCTTGCCCGATATTAACAACCCGGCGACGTGGGCGACAACAAACCCGCCGCTCTGGACGTGGCAGACGGGCGAGAACGTGACCAACCAAAACAAGGTTGTGACCTACGGCGATGCTGTTGCTGACTACATCGACACGGCCCTCGACGGTGCTGAAACGGTTGTGGATAGCGTGGCGCAGTTGCAGCTTGGCCGCACGATGGGGGAGCCGACTATCTACGACACGGCGGGAACTGGGACTTACGACGTGCCAGCGGGCGCAACGGGATTGCTTGTCGAGGCCGTTGGCGGCGGCGGTGCTGGCGGGTCTGCGTCGGGGTCTGCTGGTGTTGCACGCTCGGCGGGCGGCGGTGGTGGTGGTGCATATGGGCGCTTTATGCTCACCTCACTGGCGACCAGCTACAGCTACACCGTGGGCGCGGCTGGCGTTCCAGCGGCGGCTGGCGACAACACCGGCGGCGATGGCGGTAATACGCTATTCGGCGATGCTGTCATCCCTGGCGGCAAGGGCGGGGCGGGGTCCGGCGCGTTTGACGTGCCTGTCTATGTCACGCCCACGTCTGCGGATACCCCTGTGCCTAGCGGGGTGACATTCGTAGCCGCGCATCGCGGATGGCGCGGTGAAAGCGGGTTTAAGACCTCGGCTGCAACGCGGCGCAGCGGTCAGGGCGGGGGAAGCCCGATGGGAACGGGCGGCGCATCGCTGCAAACCGTTTCCGCTGGCACGTCAGTTGCAGGCAACCCTGGATCGGGGCGCGGGTCCGGTGGGTCCGGTGCTGTTGCCGGTGACGGATCGTCGGGCGGCTTGTTCGGTCAGGCTGGCGGCGCTGGCACGGCTGGCAAGATCATCATCACACCGCTGTTTTGAGGGCATGACATGGCACGCATCACATCCATCGCCTATGACCGCAACGCCCTTGCGAATGCGGCTCTTGAAATGACCCACGGCGCAATCCTCAAGCTCAAGATCAACCCGGCCACCCCGGCCCCGGTGCCTATGTCAATGGGCATTGCGGAAACGGAAGGGGGCGACCCGATTGTTGAAATCGTTAGCCGGGTCAATGAGTTCATTTTGAACCCAGTCAACACCGCCATTCTGAAAGAGGGCGGCAATTTCCGCTATGACATTTGGGACGATACCGACCTTGATGACCGCCAGCGTGTTGCGACTGGCACTTTCAAGGTCCAGCCGTCGATCCTGACATTCCCACAGCCGTTTGATACGCAGTTTCTGCCGGACGCGACCAGCATGGTTGTGCTGACGCAGGCGGAATATGACGCGCTGACCCCGCCCGTTGATGGGGTGGCCTATTTCATCGAGGCGGGCGCATGAGTATCTTTGTCGGGTCAACCGAAATCGCGCGGATTTACCTGAACGGGGTCCGGGTCGCGGGCGGGCCTGTGCCTGCCGTCATTACGGTTTTGACAGATCCAGTCATTGCGCCCACGACGACGGCGCAAACGCTGGACGCGCAGACGACGCAAGGCACCTATGAGGTCAACGAAGGCGCAATCACGGTTGTAACAACGTGGCGCGATGATGCGGGCAACCCCGTCTTGGGTGACGCCACTTTGACCATCGGACAAGTGATTGTGGCGGTTGATACCGTCACCGCAACGGATGGCACGGTGCTGGTCAACGAAAGCGATCCCATCACCGTGGGGCTTGATAACCCCGTTGACCTATTCACTGGCCAGCGCGGCACCCTCACCAACCTGCAAGACACTGGCACGCTGTGGCAGTTCAGCGACGGCACAGTGCCTGTCACGACGGAGGGTGACCCCATCGGGCGGATGGACGACGTATCGGGGAATGGCGAGCATTACGACCAGACCGTGACGGCGGATAGGCCATTGTTTGCGGTGTCTCCGAACCGGGTGCAGTTGAACGGCGCGAACTGGGACTTGCGGCGGGCGTATCCAGTGGGTCTAACCGGGACGATGGTTCTTGCGACTGCGGAAGGCACGCTGGCCTATGGCGTGACGATCCCGGACAACACAAACCTTCTTCAACTTGGCGGCGCTCAATTCCCCGGCACGACGGTGCACAACTTCTTTTTGAGGGAAGGGGCGTTGACACCGGAGGAAGCCGAGGCCGTTCGTCAGGATTTCATCGCGCGTGGTGCTGGCAACAACTACAGCGGCGCTACAAGCATGATCAGCTATTACCAAGGGCTTGGTCAATACATCACGGATTTCCCGTCCAACGCTGATTTCTCCAACGCTGTTGATTGCCGAAGTGCCTTCCGCAATTTCGTAGGCACCACATTCCCATCACTAGCGTTCCCAAGCATGGGACCGGGGGGTGACCTGTTCCGAGGCAGTAATCTGACGGACGTTCCGCTGTTGTCTTTGCCAAACCTGACCACGGCTGCGCGTATGTATCGGGACTGCACCAACCTCACCAATGCCCCGGCTGGTGTGTATGACGACTGCCCCTGCACCAACTGGACAGATGCTTTCCTGAACACCAACCTGACCACCACAGCGATTGACAACATTCTGGTGTCGATCAACAGCAACGGCACATCGGGCGGCACGTTCGTGCAGTCGGGCGGGTCGGCACCGTCTGCCACGGGTGAGGCGGCGATTACGGCCATGCGGTCGCGCGGCTGGACCATCACAGTAACGGGGGGCTTCTAAATGATCGTCACCGTATTCTGCCCAGAACAGCACATTGACGACGCGAACAACCTCGCCATGTGCCTGGCGTTCGGTCCTGCCGATGCTGACACCTACCGCCTTGAAGGCTGGTCATTCGACGGCGTGCAATACGCGGTCACGTCATTCCCGGCACCTGCGCAGATGATGCAGGCCGTGGGCTATCCGCTGGGCCGTCCATCATGGGACAACAGCAAGCTGGTGAACGTCGCTGGGGCGAACCGTGCGCGGGTGATGCTCGATCTGTCACCCGAAGCCATGCCGCCCCGCCCTGATGCTATCGTGGGCCGCATCGGTCCTATGGCACGTCAGGCGATCAACGACGCAGGACTGGTATGGCTGGACCTGTAAACGGCGCTGGCCCGTGGTGGTGGCCCGCCGTGATGCGCCGTGGGCTGACGCGGGTGTCTGGCCTGTTTTTCAACGAGGCGTCATGGATGCGGCACGATGAAGGCTACCACGCTGGACACCCGTCCCGCGTGGAATGCGACCGCAAGTTTTTGCAAGCGATGCTGCGTGATGCATCCGAGACCACCACAACGGCCCGCGTATTCGCCTGCTGCGTTCTGGCGTGGGTATTCTGGGCCGCTGTCAGGATCGGCGGCTGGGCAAGCTATGGGCGATCCAAGTGACCAACAGACAAAGCGGGCGCGGCTCGTGATGGGAGTGCCTATGACAGACGGCGAAAAAGACATGCACATTGCGGCCCTAGAGCAAGAGGTCAGGGAACTGAAGGTGCAGGTAAGCGCACTCTACAGCCTGTTTCTCGAAGAAGATCCAACCGACCCCCAAGCCGGGTCAAAGGCCAAGCGCATCATGGATGTCGTCAAACTGGTCGAGCGATCAAACTGGGCCGCGAAGGGCTTGGTCTACATTTTCCTGACGGCGGGTGGCGTCTTTGGCGCTTGGGCTGCAATTCGCGGGGGGCTAGGCCGATGAAGCAAGTGCAATGGTCCATCATGGACAAGCTGGCCGGTGTCCTCGTTGTGCTGGCCTTGGTTGTGTCCGGTGCCTATCTGGCGGTGCCGTCCAGTCTGTTCCTGCGTGACGTGAGTATGACGGTTGACGGCGACCGCGTGCGCTATGTGCGCGAGACCCCGTTCGGCGATGTGACGGCAGAATGGCACGCAGAGATCACGTTGATCGACGGCGACGGTTTCGAGTGTGCATCCGGCCCGTGGCAAGTGGCGACGTATCAGGCGATACCCGGCAACACCGTCACCTATAACCTTGGGTCATGGGCTGATGACTGCCTTGAGGCCGGGCCGCCATACTACCTGACCACGACCCGCCGCGTGCTGCTGTTTGGCGTGATCCCACTGCGAAAAATGACCCAGCGCACCGAGGTCGAGGGCGAACGTCCAGCACCGACGATTGACGACGTGACCATCATCGTGGTGCCCGGCGAGCAGTAGGGAAATTGAGCGCGGGCCGGGCTTGATACCGGCTTTCGGGTTGTTTCGACTTTACCTTTCGGCCCCCTCGTTACGGTCAATCTGGCCTCACCAGAAATCGCGCAAGTCAACAGTTTGGTCCCGCAGCTAGATCGTAACCGTAAACGGTTCTGATTCATCCGAAATACTGCGTTGGTCCGCGTGTCCATCCACGCCGCCGCGCTCACCCCGCCACCATACCACCCCACACCAATCACATCAACGCCCCGTTCGCGGGGTCTCAAGCCGTGAGGATACGCCATGAAAATTGCAATCGTCGTTGGACACAACAAGGCGGCGCAAGGCGCGGTGCGCGTCACTGACAAGCGCAGCGAATACGACTGGAACGGTCAGCTTGCCGAAATGATCCGCAGTCACAACACGGCGGCGGTGAAGGTTTTCCATCGCACCCCCGGCGGCGGCTACAGCGCCGAAATCGACCGCGTGTATAAGCAGGTAGACGCATGGGGCGCGGATTGCAGCCTAGAACTGCACTTCAACGCCAGTGGATCGTCCAGCGTGTCCGGCGGCGAAACCCTGTCCAGCGGCACAAGCGGCTCGATGCGGCTGGCAAAGCTGGTCCGTCCTGCCGTCGCGGCTGCACTCGGCAACAAGGATCGCGGCGTCAAGGTTCTGTCGCGCACTGACCGGGGCGGGCGTTCCTTGTGGCAAGGCCGCGCCCCTGCTGTTCTGGTCGAACCCTATTTCGGGTCCAACGTGTCCGACTGCAATGCCGCAGATAAGCACATGGACGAATTGGCAGAGGCATACTACCGCGCCGCCGCGGCATTCCTCGGCCACACCGCAGCGACCCCGCCCAGCGTGCAGGCGAAACCCCTCACACCGCCAACGTCCGCGCCTCTGGTGGCCGATACGCCGTCAGACGACGAACGGGGCCGCAGAAGCCAAACTTATCGCGCTGGTGGACGCTATGCGCCTGCTGGCGGATCAGCACGACCCCCGCAACTAACCAACCCGAAAGGAAACACCATGACTAAATCCATTTTCACAAGCTGGACGTTCTGGTTCAACGCAGCGTCCTTTGTCGTCGCACTCGCCACGGCGCTTGCCGATGCTTTCCCCGATTACCGCGAGGCGCTGCTGATGGTGGTGACAATCGGTAACGTGATCTTGCGGTTCAAGACCAGCCAGCCCGTTTCGCTGAAACCCCCGCGAACCAACTGACTGACGCAGGCCCGGCTATCCGGTGACTATGCCCCGCGTGCCTTGAGTGGTGCGCGGGGCTTTCTGTGTTTGTGGTGGCACTTCTTTGCATAGGGCGAAAAGAAACAATCGGCCATCATTGCGGCGTGGTTTTCATGGGTGACCACATGCATTCTGTGGACAAGATTGCGCGACCGTCGTCTGTCCTGATAATCATCAAACCCGGCTCTGTTTTGTCGTCACGGATAACCGCGGCCTTATGTATCAAACGCACCATCAAGATACCTTATAAAAACAAGGCTGTGAATCCATAATGAGGGGATGACAGACCACACCATAGCGGGGCTACTGAAAGCCCGCGACGACATGCTAGGCGAACTGCTGGCCCTTCGGGACCGCTGCGCCAGCGTCTACAATGACATTGAGGCTGTAGACCGGGTGCTAGACGCCTTGGGGTACGAAGGCGACCTAGAGGAACGCCAGCCGCGACAGCATAGACTGGTGATTTTCGCCCGCAACGAATTGCGTCAATTCCTGCTGCGTGAGTTGCGCAAGGGTGAGGCGCTATCGTCGCGCGATCTGGCCGAGCGCATCTGTTGTGAGGAAGGCAAGGACATCAGCGACCAGCGTATGGTGCTGGACGTGACGCGCCGCGTCAGCAAGGCCATGGGGCTGTTGCAGAAGCGCGGCGCGGTGAAGGGCCAAAAGGATAGCTGGGGGCGGTATGCTTGGAGGCTGTATTGACTCTATCGGCTGTCTGATTGACCAGCTACAACGGCACCATCGTATGCCATAACGCTTGATCTGTCAGTCGTATCAAGGAGGCCCCTACGACCATTTAGCTGCTGCATGGCGCGTTGATACGCCGCACGCCGCGCGTCAGTCCGGTCAGAATTGCCGAGGGTGCTGTGGCCGTTTTGCTGCTGTGCTGACATCTTGGACAAACTCCCTTAGCTTTATTGTGTTTAAACCTTGCCTGTCGAACGCGTCAAAAACAAGGCGATTCTTACAAGTTAACTTCACGTATGTAGTACTGGTTCCGCTTCTTTGAAGTATCTTGTTCAAAGCCGAGCGCTCGATATAGCGGCTCTGTACCGGCTAACGGTTGCTTGATGCAAACAAATTTTTTACCTAGCAGGAATGCGTAGTGCTCCGCCGCTGTCAATGCTGTCTCCGCAACCATGCCCTTCAGACCACCATCATAGCTGGCAAAACCTTCTAACCATTTAATAGTGACATAGGAATCCCCTCGCGACGGCATACCGCAGGCCATACCGCTCAAGTGTTGACCGTCCCAAATAGCTACGTCAAACCGCTTGGGGCTTGTCCAGACTTGCCTAAATATTCGATCCCACGGGAAACCGCCTTGAGCATGTAAGGTGCCGTACCTTTTCAGAGCAACCCAGTAGCTAAGAGCTGACTGGTCAATGGGCATGATTTTGAGGTCGCACCCGAATGGGACTCTTTTGTGGAGCGCGTTCCAAGTAAGGTCATATACCGCGTCCCGCGTGCCCTGATACCTATCAATAGCGTCGTAATATGCTCTATCGCTCAAGTTGATTGTTCCAGTATTTCTTATTGAGTTGTGCGACCTTATTGCAAATTAATAGTAGGCAAAACCTCTTGCCGACTTCAAGCCGCCCGCTGCCAGTAACCTTTCCACGACCGGCTTACAGGCGCATCCATCGCGTTCGAGACCAGCACATGCGCCAGCGTGCCGTTGTCTGTGCGGCGATTGTCCTCAAGCCATGCGGCGTGGTTTGCGTACTGGTACAAGTATTGCGGGCTGACTTGGTGGTGTTGGCCCAGAACCATGCGGCGCAGGCGGCTAAAGAAGCTTTCCACCATGTTCGTGTGCTTGCCGTGGTCGCTGTAGATTTCGCTGTGGTTCACGCGGTCAACCATCCATCCGTCGTGCAGCAAGTCCCAGTGTGACGCCTCGTCTGCGGACATAGTTGCGGTGCGGCTGACGTTGTTGATTGCAAAGAGGACGCCTTCACCCTCGTGCATGGCGACAATGGGAAGGGTGCGACCGTCACGCTCACGCATGGTGACGACAACGCGGCGCTTGCCCGTTTGGTGGCGCTTCAAGCGGCGATCTACGCGATCAACCTTGGCGTTGGCGGGGCGGATGTGACCGCCGAAATATGCGCCGTCGATTTCGACGTGACCCTCAAGCGGTGCGCCTGTCTGGACCTCTTGCGCCATTGCCTCGCGCAGCTTGTGAGCCAGCACGAAGGCTGTCTTATACTGGCAGTCCAGATCACGGGACAGTTGGATCATGGATACGCCCTTGGATGCGTTCACGATGATGCAGATCGCCGCCAGCAGGTCCACAAAGTCCATCTTGCGGCTGGCAAAGATCGTGCCGGACGTGACGCTGAACTGGTGCGCACAGGCCTTGCACTTAAACTTACGTCGCGTGGTGATCTTGTAGGTCTCGTCATGGCTACAACGGGGGCAGACAGCCTCGCCGTTGGTTTCAGGCCAGCGCATCTGGCAGAACGTCTTGTACGCCGCATCTTCGCCAGCCTTGTAGATCGCGCGAAGGCTAGTGGTGCGCGATGCGGCTGAAAGGAGGAAGTGCTGTGCCATTGTCATCATATCCGTTGCTTATGTAACGAATATAGTGCGTAGACGTATCGTATGCAATACCTTATGTAACGTATATGATGCTTTTACTTACATAGGTGATACATGGCAGATCAAAGCGAGTGGGAAACCAAGGCGGCAAACCTTTTGAAGGCCGAGTTGAAACGTAAGGGCGTGACCTATGCTCAGCTTGCAGAACTGATCGGAGACAAAGAAGTCAACATCCGCAACAAGTTGTCGCGCGGTAAGTTCAGCGCAGCGTATTTGATGCAGTGCGCTGACGCCATCGGCCTTAAGGAGTTGAGGCTTTAGTCGTCGTCGGGCAGTTCGATAACGTCGTTGACGGACTTTATTCGATATGCAACTGGCTTTCCGTTCTTAGTCGCAACATTCACGTCTACGAAAAAACCAAGTTTATATATGTTTCGTTCGCCTTCGAGCATCTCACTTTTTATACGCTCCCTGGCTAGGTCTGAAGCGTACACGACAGACAACGGCTTCGTGCTAATGTCTTCTATGATGCCTTTTTCACCAGTCTTCCCGCTATCTTTTCGATTTGATTGGTAAAACGTAAGGAGCTTATTGATGTGGTCAAAATCAGTAACAGCGGCGATTTCTGAGAACTGACCTTCTATTTCATGAACTGCTTGCCGTGCTTCGGCGCTGTTGAACTCAACAAGACAATCTGTTTTTTCACCGTCCTTAGAGTAACTTACTGATCGGATAGAGGCCCGTCCGTCTGGATCGTTTGCCGTAGCCATCACGGTATCCATAATCTCAGAAAGTTCCGTCTTGTTTGCTTCTGGCAAGCGACCGCCGCCGTATTTGAACGCATCAATGCTACGCCCAACTCTAGCAACAAAAGATGACGCGATCTGAAGGTGATCCATTATTGCGATCACTTGCGGATAAACGCTAGCGATCACCATGACCGCCTCCATCGAGCCTTTCCGGACTTCTTTTACATAGACCTTAACCTCGCCGTCGAGATCGGGTTTTTCCGCGCGTAGAAACCGCTCAAATTGGCCTCCCAGACCTGCGAAGGTTGAAACGAAGTCGTGGATTTCGACAGGCTCGGCCAAATCCAACGAAACTACTACTGCTGCGCCACCATTTTTCATAACGAGAGAATAAGCATGTTCTGGTTCCATCATGCTACCCCAAAACATCTTGGTGCGTTTGATACATAAGGCCGGATAACCGTGCCTTCAACCGTGCGCGACGTGTCGTAATGATAACAAACCTTCACCCGCGTGCCATTGTATGAGCCTTGCTCGGGGTAAGTGTCTGCGTCGATATGTGGTGTGCATCCCATGTATGGCGCTCCTTTTATGCGTGGTTTGGTTGCAAGTTTTTTTGTGCCTAATGCACGCCCAGATGCGAATACGCGCCAAGTTCGATGGTATACCACTTCCCGTCACTGTCTGGACCCGCAACGGCAAATTCAGCATCATCAGGGTCGCAGTCGTTGCCGTTGTTGTCGAACCAGTTCGTGATTGGGTAGGTCTTACCATCGTCTAGCAGGATGATGCGCAGGGCGCGGTTTAGGGCCTCCACCTCTGCCATCACCCCCGCCCCTCTGCCAGTGCGGCAAGCGCGGCGCGTAGGTATGGCTCCCTGATCTTGAGCCTTCGCGCGACTTCGGCCACATCGTCAATGCGTTCGACCATCAGTGCATCCCGTGCCGCCTCTGCCACGTCATGCGCGGGGACGGTGGCGCGGCCCTCCAGCGCGGATTCAACGCGCTGCTGATAGTCAGACGGCAATGGCTGACTCTCCCATATAACCACTCTATCAGCTTCACGCAGCAACGCCCGCAGCCGCGCGTTCTCGGCCTGTGCGGCGTCAAGGGCGTCGGCGGGGACCATTTTGCACTGATTTTCCCCGAACGGTAGAATTGACCAGCTCACATCGGGATCGAAGGCGTCGGCTGGGTTGATGTAGATTGCGGCAGGAGTCGTAGGTTCAGTCATCGTCCTTGCCTCCTGTGTGGGCGTCAACAATATCGGCGGTGGATAGGGCGCGGATGGCACATCTGCGTTCGGAAAGGATGTTATTGGCAGCTGAATATGTGAGGTGCCGTAAGTCGTCCACGACAGGCACCAACGCCGCAGCAGCCTCTAGCGCCGCCTGCGCAACGGCCTCTAGGTCAGCGCGGGTGTAGGTTCGTTCATCAGTCATCGTCTGTCCTTTCGGTTGTTCTGTCAGCAGCGCCACCACGGCGCGTTGCTGGAATAGCGCACGCACGCGGGCGAGGTCGGTGAGGGTGGTCATGGGGTGAGTTTCCCCATGCAAATTCCTAGACCGGATCGCTGTGCATTCGACAGCGCCGCCATGCCTGACGGGCCAATCGCCATAAGTGCCGTGCCGTTGGCAGGGCTTGCGCCTTCACTCCCATCAGGTCGGATAAACCTGATCTTGCGGGCCACGAACAAAACCGCATCTGATTTCCGCGCGGCTGGTTGGAACCAAGGTGCTGACGTTCGGTCAGGCACAAGCGCAACGCCGTTACCGTGTTCAAAGAACCTATCCAGCCACGGCGTTAGGCTGTTGCGCCCACCAAAAGGCGGGTTCATCCAGATAAAGCCTTCCCATTTTTGGGTTAAGCTATCGGCGCTGATCCATCTACTGCATGGAACGTGCGGCCCACCCTGCGGTGGGGCTGCTACGTCTAAATCAAACCGCAGGCCCATAGCGTCGAATATGTAAGCAGGCGTATACCACTCGTCAGATGCGCCGTTTGTTTCCCATTGCCCCATCATACCACCTCCCATTGCGTGACGCCGTGCGCGGTTGGCCCCGGTTTCGGATCGAAAGCAGTTGGAACCGAACGCGCAAGCCTTTGAAACATATAGCGCAGACAGTTGGACCGCGTCGGCGGCACCGCTTTGATATTGCTGATTTCTTGC